GAGCCCCTGGTCATCGTCCCATGGTTCACTCGGTCAGCCAGGTTTTCTCGTTGGGTCGACCAGCGCAAATGGGCGGGCGCCAGACAGGCTGGGGCTCCGCACAAATGCATCGCAACTGGCTTGCCTTCTGGCGGTGGCCCGTGAGCGCGTTCACAGACAATGCGGTGGGCGCGGTAGTTCCGTTGTCCACGAAACTCGATCACGCCATAGCCAGCCCAGTTTCGGTGATAGGGCCAGAGCAGGCAGTCGTTGCCGGTATAACTGATGGCCAGTTCTATGAAAGCGGCTTTGGCGCCGTTGGGTGGTCGTTTCAGCAGCCCTTTGGACTTCGTCATAGGGGCCGCGATACAGTAACATCAGCCATTCCGATCCTCCTCACAGGGTCGTTGGTCAGGGCGCCTGCGGCCGTGGCAACGGCTCAGGCGTCCGTCTTATACCATGAATGAGCAGCCCAACGGCAGCGCCAATGGGCATACAACTATCGTCCAAGCCGGGATCAAGCTGGGGCAGTCAGTCGTTGGCGGACTGGGGCCCCAGTTCCTCGCCCTCATCATCGTCAATGTGCTGTTCCTGGCGGGGCTGTTCTGGTTCGTGGATGCACGGGCCACGCACACCGCGTCGGTGCTCAATCAGTTGCTGCAGGCGTGCCTAGCAAACCAGGGGATAAAACCATGAAAGTCGCATTGCTCGCCGCCGTCGCCAGCGTTGCCCTGCTCGCCGCTCCGGCACATGCCACCACCATCCTGACGTTCGGCCAGACCAGCGGCAATCCGATCACCGCGACCGCTAACCTGGCCGGCACCAGCACGACGATCGACGCGACCAACGCTGCGGTGGACATCACCGAGATCGAAGGCGGTGTGGCGACGCCGGCGTTCCTCGACTTGGCGCTGACCTCGACCGATGCGGCGACGCCGCTCGGCAGCGGCGGGTTCCAGCACTACTCGGGGACGTTCTCAATCACCTCGGGCCTTGGTGGCGGGGGCACCAACTTCCTCTCGGGCGACTTCGCCGACATCGTGCTCGGCGTCGGCCCTTCCGCCGTGCTGTCGTCCGGTTCCCCGCCCGACGTGATCGACCTGACCAGCGACGTGATTCCGGATCTGACGCCGCCCTCTGCCATTTCCCTCAGCTTCGCCAACCTCACGCCCGCTTTCACCATCGACAATGACACCATCGGCTCGTTCACCAGCTCGGTGTCGGGGACGTTCTCGGCGACCGCGGTGCCTGAGCCTGCGTCGCTTGGGCTGCTCGCCGTCGGCATGCTGGGCATCCGCGTGCTCGCCCGCCGGCGCCTTGTCTGACGGATGGACGCCACCTAAACCATGCCGATGGAAACACAACTCGACCCGGTATCGCGACTGACCCGCGACCTGCGGAATGCCGCGCGGACATTGAGTACTGACGAGGCGCGGTTTCTGGTCGATGCGTATTACGCGATGCAGCGCGACCGGATCAGGGCAGGGCACCAGGAACGCACGCTGAACGAGTCAGGCGAGCCGCATGACGTCATGACCTGGCTCGCCGGGCAGCGTGAGACACTGGAGAACCAGATCCGCCGCGCGCTCGACGCCTACTCGGCAGCGCAGCCGGCCGGGGTGTGGGCACGCTCGATCGTCGGCATAGGACCCGTCATTGCCGCCGGCCTGCTGTGCCACATCGACATCAAGCAGGCGCCGACAGTCGGTCATATCTGGCGTTTTGCCGGCCTCGATCCGAGCGTGACATGGGACAAGGGCAAGAAACGCCCTTGGAATGGCAGCCTGAAGCGACTCTGCTTTCTGATCGGCGAGAGCTTCGTCAAGGTCAGCAACAACAAGGCAGACGTCTACGGCAAGGTCTACGTGTCCAGGAAGGCGTATGAAATCGCCCGGAACGAGTCTGGCGCGTTCGCTGCTCAGGCTGCCGCATCACTCGCCGCCAAGCGGTTCGGGGCCGACACAGACGCTCGCAAGCATTACGAGGCAGGGCGATTGCCCCCCGCACGCATCCACCTGCGCGCCGAGCGTTACGCCGTGAAACTGTTCCTGGCGCATTTGCACCACGTCATGCACGAGATCGAGTTCAAGCGCCCGCCGGACAAACCCTACATATTGTCCGACGCGGCGCACCTGGCGCACCCGGAACTGGCGGGGCATACCCACTTCATCGCGCCGCCCAACTGGCCGATGGCATAGCCGAGGAGCACGAGAGCACCGTTACTGGAGAGCGAGCCGTTAGCTGTGAGGGCACCGAGACGCTCGAGCGAGCCGTTGCCGCGGAGAGTACCGTCACAGTGGAGCGAGCCGAGCAGACCGAGAGCACCGACCGAAGCGAGCGAGCCGGAGCCACCGAGAGTGCCGAGAGATGCGAGCGAGCCGAATGGTCTGAGCGCACCGATATGGGAGAGCGAGCCGTTGCCCCAGAGAGCACCGCCTGCGCCGAGCGAGCCGTGGTACTGGAGAGCACCGTATTTCGTGAGTGAGCCGACTACTTAGAGAGCACCGTTAGTGGTGAGCGAGCCGCCGCCGCAGAGAGTACCGTCACAGTAGAGCGAGCCGTCACGGGAGAGAGCGCCGAACTGTGAGAGCGAGCCGTGACATGCGAGAGCACCGAGAGCGGCGAGCCAATCGTGTCCCGTGAGAGAGCGATGCCATGAACCTGCTGCTGCTCATCATTGTCATCGTCATCCTGTTCGGGGGATTGGGCGGCGGATATTACGGCTACCGTGGCGGATATCTGGGCCAAGGCGGCTTCGGCGGCATCGGGCTGGTGGTGCTCATCCTGGTGATCCTGCTGTTGTTCGGCGGATGGCGCTTCTGGTGACGGGCGCCTATGTGATCGTCGCACTTGATCTCGTCATGTTCGCGTGGGTTATCGGAGGGCTGTTCTGGTGAGGCGCAACCAGGTGGGCTTAAAGCTGGGCACGATGCTGCCTGGCTCGACCGATAACGGCGAACCTGGTGTTCCGGTAACAGGCGAAGCCTTGAGCATGCAGGAGGCGATCGACGACCTCGACCTGCGCATGGCCGTGCTCAGCACCAGGCTCGACCTGCTGAGCGCCACGATCGCAGTCCTCACCGGCAGGATGGACACCGCGGCGCGTGACAGAGACACCACACACTGACCGCATTGAATGCGACGAGTTGGCGGTATGCGCGCGTGAGTTCCGTGCCACGGCTGAGCGAATGCGCAGGAACTCGTATGTTTCCCGCGTGACAGGGCGGGCGACGCAGTCAGTGCGATACGGCACGCGCGCCTGGGCCTACGACGCGGCGGCACGGTGCTGCCATGAACAGTTGGCAGCCAGCACGGAGGACGCAACCCATGAGTGACACGCTGCCCCCGGCTGACGACGCTGCCATTGCCAAGACGGTGGGGGCTCAGGTGGTGCTGGAGCCGACTGGCACCGCGGCCCAGGGTGCCAAGGGTATTTACCGGCACGAGGCGCACAACCTGACGCATCTCGCTGCGGGGTATCAGGAACTCGGCCTCGATCCGCAGGACCCGAATGGCTCGGATGCAGCGTCAGAGTCCGCACCGCCGGCGACTGAGCCGCCCATCAATGTGGACGTGCCGTATGCGTCGCAGAGCGGCGAGGTTCTGAGTTGCACCATGGGCAATTGGGAGAACGAACCGACTGCGTATGCCTACCAGTGGGCGGTGGATGGCGTGGCCGTGGGCACCGATGCCCCGAGTTACACCGTCACGGCGGCGGACGACGGTGGCACTGCGACATGCATTGTGTCGGCGAGCAATGCCGCAGGCACCACCGCAGCGCCGCCGAGCAACGGCGTGGTGGTGACGGCGCCGGCCTGATGAGCGACGAGCGGCCAATCGCATGGCAGCCGCAGGACGGCCCGCAGTCGGCGTTCGTCAATTGTCCGGTATTCGAGATTTTCTTCGGCGGTGCCCGTGGTGGAGGCAAATCCGACGCGGTGCTGGGCGAGTGGGCGCTGCATGCCGCCGAGTATGGCAAGGACGCCATCGGCCTGATGGTGCGGCGCAGCCGGACGGAACTCGTGGAGCTGTTCGAGCGTGGTCGGGAGATTTACACCAAGATCGGCGCGCACCCGACCTACAACCCAATGCGTGTGGTGTTTCCAAATGGCGCGCGGTTGACGTTCGCGTATCTGGAGCGCGATGCGGATGCAGAAGTCTGGCAAGGCGGAAATTTTTCGCGCGTGTATGTCGAAGAGGCTGGCAACTTTCCGTCACCGACCCCGATCATGAAGTTGATGGCTACTCTACGATCGGGTGCCGGCGTGCCGGTTGGCCTGCGCTTGACGGGCAACCCAGGCGGTCCTGGTCACCAATGGATACGCGCGAGGTACATCGACCCCGCGCCACAGGGATGGCAGATCATCCGGGATAAGGTGACGCGGCTCGATCGCATCTTCATTCCGTCGCGCGTGGCCGACAACAAGTTCCTCGGTGCCGACTATGTGCAGCGGCTCAAGGCGTCGGGATCACCGGAACTCGTGCGGGCGTGGTTGGAAGGTGATTGGTCAGTCGTCTCTGGCGCGTTCTTCCCCGAGTTTTCCATGGACCGGCACGTCATTGCCCCGCGCACGCTGCCGGAACACTGGGCGCGGTTCCGCTCGTTCGACTGGGGCAGCGCACGACCGTTCGCATGCCACTGGTGGGCAGTGTCGGATGGCTCGTTGCCTGGCATTG